AAGCCAAAGTTCGTATTCTGTTGTATGGCTGAAAGGGTTTTTCATATCTCTCCGTTTTTAATAGCCATTGATTACCTTAGCTCCATACAGTATACTCATATATAGATTCGGATGTAAATATATTTATATTAGTATTTTGACTATGGCACACATAAAAAAAGAGTCAAACTTGCCAACTATGCGATTTCTCAAGGAAAAAAGAATAGAACTAGGTTTAACTCAGTACGGTATGGCCAAACTTTTAGGACTATTGATTGGAACCTACGCTCACTACGAGAGCAAGGCTCAGGGTATTAACCTAGCAGTGCTGAATAAAATAAGAGTAAAGCTCGGCTGGTCCTGGGAGGAGCTTGGTAAGCTCATTGAGGCAGAGATAAAAAAGCGCGGGGAGTAGTTATCTCGGTGTTGCTCTCACTCGGTCCCACTCAATCATAAAGCGTTCGCGCCCTGGTACGTTCTCGCCAAAGCGCATTAAAACGAATTCATAGAATTCACTGGCAGAGGTGCATAGGATTAAATTGCCGTGAGGGTATAGACTTTCAACGGCTTCCTTCCTTTTGCGGAAGTACCTAGATCTAAGCTCCTCACGTATTAAGCTGTAAATCTCTTTCTTGTGATAATCGTCAATCTGCCCAAGGGCTTCAAAGAGTCTCCGAGCGCAATCAATAGAAGAAAACTCACGCTCAATAACAATAGGATGGTATTCGATAAAACTATTTCTGATCCTAAAGTCGATCTGGCGCTTGCCTATAGGGATCTGAAAGGTCTTACCCTGAATAAGCTCGAAGCCTGGAATATACTTTTCAGCTAACAAGCCACACGCCATTTCTGAACGTGATCCAAATTTAAGCTCTTTTGGACGTGGCGGTAACACAAGCGGTTCTAGGGTTTGAAGCTCTAGAAACGTTTGCGTGTGTCGCATTAGTCACGCACTCGAACTAAAATCTCTTCTTGTACTTTTGTCGGCACTCCATCGCTCGCCTGGGCTTTGTAGGTCACAACGTAATCATGCCCCGCCGTTCCGCCTGTTATCCCAAGAGTGCAATTAGTTGCTGATACTGTAGCGGTCGTAGATAGTAGTAGCGCATCATAAGTGGAATCATCTGTAATGTCCTTTGCTGTGCCTGTTCCGCTTGCGAGGCTTACGGACGCGGGGAGTTTATCGACGAAATCAATCGTATAGGCGAATTGTTCGTAACTCTTTTTATATACTGGATCGTTAATCATCTTTTATTGCCTCTTGATTTTGCGGATCTTCTCGATCCTGTGGTGTTAGTTGCCAAACTGGATCGCCCTATCTCTAGTCGTTCTGATGCGCCCAAGGCAGGAAACGGATTTGGTCTATAGTCTGCCCGCCTTGCCCTTGCTTCCCCTCGCCTGTTCATCATTAGATACTCTGTCTTTGTGGCGCTTATAGCCTTTAAAGATAAAGCAAGATTCCCCGCTGGTAGTGCGCTCTTGTGCTTGTTTGTTGTGCTTGCACCTGGCGCTCTGCCCGTGAGAGCGATAGAGCCTTTAGGGATCGCGCTTGTGTTTGCGCCCCCTGCAAGCGCATAGACAATAAGTAAATAGGGATATCTGTCCGCCGGTGTCGGGCTTGTATAATCGTAGTCCTGCATGGCTACGCATGGAGAATTGACGCCCGATTGCGGCTCATCATCGCAGTACATTACTAGGCTTATTTTACCCGCCGCTAATGCGCTCTGCACTGGCGCTGTAGCTAGACTAATATTGAAGGTTTGCGATCCTTGGGTGCCGTCAAAATTGTAATTTGCTAGCACCGAGCCTGGCGTTGGCTGATTGTTCCATGTGATCGAAGCCTCCGTCCACGTCGTATCGGCAGCGTCTAATACAGTAGCAGGAATGAAATCTGTGTAGTCACTTTGCACATAAAACGCGTTGCCGTAAAGCTGTGCTGAAAGAATGGTAGCAGAAACGGGAATTGAAGAAAGATTGAACCTCATCCAAGAATACGATAGGCCATGAAATCCTGCGCCTAAATTTATTACGTCCGCGCCCGAACACAAATAGCCCTGGGGCTGTACTGTATTCGGATCGTTGAAGTTCGTGCGGGCGTCGTGCTCTGGGTAGAGCCCTACTGCTGGCATATAATCGGCCCGATATAGTTAAGCGTTCCGACTTCAAAAACTTTGCATAATGATACCGGCTCTCTGTCGCTCATGATCTTACTGCCCACATCTATGTGAAATACGTTTGTAGCGTACGGCTCGTTGATTCCAACATCCGCACAAATTAGATTTTGAAAGTAGGTTTTTATAGCCTTGCAAAGCTCTGGGGGCGCTACTGCTATTATTTCAGCATTTTCATCGACAAAGCCGACGATAAAATCCACATCGTTAAAAGATCCGTTTTCCCGCACTAGCCCGCCCGTGAGATAACAATCAACTGGAAAGCTCCACTGTGCAGGGATTAATCTGTCGACTACCTTTTGAGCCGGTAGCCAGATAGGAAGATCGACAGGCTGAACTAAATCGGTTACTAGTTTTCCGTTCTCTACTCTTAGGATCTTTTTGCCCTCTGAGTATATCCACCTAGGATCAAACTCTTTTCGTCGCCATGCGTTTGATACTGTTGCTGCTACTAGCCCGCCCGTTGCGTCCTGCACGTAGTTGCTAAATGCTTGTCTTAGCTCAACACTAGGGGCTTCATCTGATTGAATTATAAAGCAAAGGTTGCCCGCTTGCCGTCCGTACTTTAACCGGCCCGTGATACCGATATTGTCATTGAATGGAATTAGATCGGGAAGCCCTGCGATAAGATCGGTTAAGAAAGTGTGCCTAGAAGATTCTAATTGTTGCGGGATTGTGTTTACTATTCGGGCCATTCTGATCGCCTTTTTCTATCGCCCGAAGGCGTTGCTTCATTAATTAGCTTTTCGGCTCTCTCGTCTCTGTGCGCGTCTGAGCTTCCTTGTGCCATTAATCTATGCGCTCGCTGCCTAGATAGTCGCCCTCTTGATTTTGCGCCGTCGCCGATTTGATTAATCACGAACGAAACCTCTGCCGTGATCGCATAGCCAAGTAAGGTAAAGATTCCAAGAGGTATACTAGATGAGTGATTATTTGTTGCTGCGCTTCTTGGTAAATATTTAGGAAAGAATCCAAGCGCCATAGTTTTATGTTTTTAGCCTGATCGCCTTTGTGCCTGTAGAAGTTCTAACGCGAACTGAGGAAGCGTCCCCGTCCGATGTCTCAACTAGATAGATCGCGTAAAGCGTCCCATTTTTATCAACCTTTAAAACCCCGCCCATGCCACTTGGTGCGTCCCCCGCTGCTACTAAACATAGTTCTTTCACGGCCCCGCCGTAATAAGTTCTTAGCCCTGAGTATTGAGTCGGGAAACCAATAGACGGCAATAGCTCAAAGTCAATTGCAGGGAAAGAAGGAAGCGTATAAGCGGATAAATTAAAATCCACCGCACTGAGCGAAGGTGCGGAGTAAGCAGATAAAACATTCTCATAGGGCGTTGTGCTCGCGGGTGTAACGGCTGATAAGCTAAAATCAACTGCACTAAGCGCCGGGGGGGTGTACACGCTCATTCGAGATAAGGGCTCCCTGGTGCCGTATAATAAGTAGCGCCCGATTTGTACTGAACATAAGCCGCGCCCACTTTCCCAGTTTTAATAGTTGACGCCCAAGTGCCACCCGCGCCTGTTACGATCTTTTCAACTAGCACCGGATTAGTCATCGACTCATCATCAGCTTCTATTACTGTTACTATCGCTCCCGATACAGGTGAAGCGCTCAAGGTGACCGTTCCCGATATTGCAAAGGTCGCAATTGGATCTTCCTCCCATTCACAAGATACCCACCAATAATTTGATAATCTCGCGTTGCTTGCTGTGGTAGCTCCTACTACTTGAAATAGAATTGATTCTCCTGGTCTGACTATAAAATCTTGAGACTCAACTAGAGCTGGCAGAACATTATTATCTGGCGCTAAGACTTGCTCAACTGCTGTGTGCATCCTTGCACAATACTGCTGATAGACCGTACCCCCTTGAGTTGCTGTAATCGGAAAGCCGTCCATTACTGGAGTTCTCACTTCAACCGATGCGCTTGAGGATTGAGTTGTACTGTAAGCTGAGGGTGCGAGAATTGCTCCACCACTAATTGCCGTTGCCCTACTACATCTCACAATCGGCATTACAGAAGTAAGCGCGGCTATCGTATCAACTTGTACCGTAGCTCTACGAATCAACACATTCACACGCGATCCCACCTTATTAGTGAGCGTGTAAATATTCTGCGTTGTGGCATCGTTCCCTAGTGCAGTTAAGCCAGGAACTGAACCGTTGAAGCTAAAAGCCACTTATTAATCCTCCTCCCAAACAATATTGCAAAACCAATGATTTGTTGCAGGGTTAGAAGCACCTGCGCTTGCTACGATCTGAATTAATAACGCTTGGTTTTGTCTTAGTATTAAATCTTGCGTATCGACTAACAAAGGAGCCACGTTATTATCAGGCGCTAATACTTGACCGACTACTGTGTGCATCCGCATGCAATATTGCTGCCAGAGCGTTGTTCCTGCTGTAGCTGTAATTGCTGTAGCAGCACCACCATCCGAAGCTGTACCGCATCTTACAATCGAGTTAGCGTTTGAGGCATTATTAGTATCAAATTGCCCCTTGCTTAAAGCTGTTCCACCTGTGGGTACTGCTGTTGCTCTTGATAGCTTTACTTGTGGCATTACCGAAACTAAAACGGCTGTTGCATCCATTTGCACAACAACACGCCTAATATAAATCAGCTTAGTTGCATCAATATTTTCAATAGTCATTAAGTTCTGTGGAGTCGCCGCAGTTCCTAAAGTTCTAAATCCGCCGACGCTGAAATATCCTGCCATAATTTTCCTTTATAAATCCGTTCGCAACCAAATCTGCCCAACTGCGGGGCTTCCTGGGTCTGAAGTCCTATTTTCAATTGTAAATCCTGTTCCTATTGCTTCTATCTTGTCATATACGGCGCTCTTCGTCGGAACCTCCGTAGAGCCGCCCCACGCTGCGCTATATGGATCATCTTGCACCGTTACCGTAACAGCAACGGCATTGCCCGAATCGTCAACTGTGAAATTTGTATTTACATCAAGTTGAATAGCTGCCGATGGATCGATTGTAACCACCCCGCCCCAACTATGCGCCGCGCCCCAGTTAAATTCGGCGGCTTGATTTACCGCTGGCGAAACCGCGCCCGTGGTAGTTGGAATAGTTAGCGTTGTATCTGAAGGAGTAATCGACGTGACACCTTGGTTGTATAGTGGCATTAAGTCACCTTGGTTACATTAGCCGTAATGGTTCCGGTCGATGCGATTGCATTAATTGCAAGCCCCACTGATTTTTCTGGCACCTCTAAGTAGCCACCTGGCCCTACTGGTACTGAATAATTGGCAAGCGTTGCAGTAAATCCGTAAGCCACTAATAGGGATGCCGTTGCGTGAGTGTTATAAATCGTACATTCGACCCTCGTTGCGTCGGCTGTTGCTAGTGCTGTATTTCCCGAAACTGAAACGGCTGTAAAGGTTGTGGATGTTCCTTTCGTTACAGTAACAGGATGAGAAGGAACAGAGGCAAGGGAGACGGGCTGCGTCGCTTGCCAAAACGTACCGGAAACAGGAAGTGTAGCCCCTGAGCTTGCAAGGTTTACATCCAGCGCCCCTGCTGTGCTTGATAATGGAAAGCCCGCCGAGTCGCTAATCAATACGCCTAAATTCGTGGAGGTGACTTTTAAATTGCCTGCGCCGTCGGTTTCAATATTATTGCCGAAGGAGTCTTGAATAAGAACCGGCCCATTTACTTGAACGTCACTAATCCCCGTTGTTTGAACTGTAAGAGTGCCTAGATCGCTCGGTAGCGTAACAGGGATCGAGTTGGCTTTTGTCTTTTGTCCAAGCGTAACATCAGCCGCGCCGACTTGAGCAAGGTTTACAGGAGCATTGACATCACTAGCTAGAACTACTCGCTGCGTGTTGTCATTAACTACGCCTGAGTTTGTGTCAATATCATACGCCGGGTTGTTGTCGGTCGCATTATTACTAACTGTCCTGGTTGCCATTTGTTATGCTTCTGTAAATAGCCCTGATGCGTTGATATTTAACGTGAGAGTATTCGAGTCCGTGGTAGTCACATCTGCCGGTGTGCTATCTATTAAACCGTAGCAAACAAGCGCATCTGTCGGTGAGGTTGTAGTGTCGTCATAGATCACCCAATATCTAGCCACGATTGAACCACCTGATGCCGTGAATACCGGATCAGATACATCAAAGGTATACGTCCCTCCCGTCTGCGCCGAAGTTACTATGGTTAGCGTTTGCCTTGCGTAGCCGTTGCCCGATACCTCATTTGTAATATCTGCAAGAACTGTATGCGTCGATGCATTTGGAGTGTATGAAGAAGTAGCAAGCAGAACCTTGAAAGTATCGCTTCCAAGGTTCGCCTGTTCGTTCTTTACCTCTTTCCATGAATTATAGAAATTAATGGTCCCTGTGTATGAAGTCATGGGATAGAGTCTTTATAAAATTACTTTGTTTTTTTCTTCGCTACTGGTTCAGTGCCTGAAACTTTCTTTTGTACCAAGCTCCAAATCTGCGTCACGCCGTAAGTAATAAGCCCGTAGATGACAAGCTCGGAAGATCCGATGAAGCTATCTACCTGCTCTTGCTGAATTCCAACGGTTAGAAGAATGCCCGCGAGTACACTAAGTCCCTGCCTGAGAAACGATCCGATCACTAATTTGATAAAAGCTGAGTCCATATTATTTTCCTTTCTTTTTTCTTAGTCCGAAGATACCTGTAATAAGCCCTGTAATTGGCGCTGCGAATACCGCAACTGGAACACCCACGATTGCAAGTAAGCTAAACACGCTCGTTACGATTTGATTGATTGATTCTGCTTGATCCATTATCTGAAGCTCCCTGCTCTAAATGCTGCGTTTATTGTTCCGAGAATTTTATCACCCGCGCGTATGCGTAGAACCCCGTGGCCCTGAATACGCTTTGCCTTCTCTGCGATCTGATATCCGAACTGGTCGAAGTAGTAGCGATAGCCGCCCCCTGAGAATGGAGAGCCTACGCCCGATCTGTGAACTACCTGGCCGTTACTTGCCACAAGCTCAATTCGCGTCGCCCTTGCTGGCGTGATAAACACAGGTTTTAACGCCCTTGGCTCTGGCGGTATGTTGTGCTGGTCTGCGTGAGACTTCCAAATATGTTTCCGATCTAGTGATGCGTCGCCTCGTGAGGTAGCGAGATATATCACTGAGTCAATTCCCTGCCCTGTAGGTACTGCTTTTCTCTGTGGCCTTGGTGTTGAATCTGCTACCGTCTTTTTAAGATTGAATTGAGGTATCCAAAAGTAGAAAGTATCTGCCCCTGAGAGCCTTGATTTTAAAGCCTCGATGTCGATATCCACCGCGCTGTCACCGTCGCTGCTCCAATTAAACGCGCCTTTTTGTGGCTGCGCTTTTGAGCCGTGAACTTCTGTTTTTACTCCTGGAAACGTGTCGCCCTGCCAGATTGAGTTTATTAGCTCACACCCTTGATTGCGCTCTATTAGCTTTTGAAATAGTCGAACAAGCGCCGAGCCTCTTATGTTATGCTCGCAGAACGGCGAGAACTGAACCGTAATATGCGGATACTTAGCCTTGAGAGCGTTCGCCCTTGCTTGCTCTTTGAATATTATAGGATCGTGTTTTGCTGCGTTGTAAGTGTGATTATCCTCCCAGATCGCATGAATACGAACCTCTGGGCATCTTGTGGTCTGTATTAGCTTCTCTACTACGGGCCAGGCGTTGCCGAAAGTATTAGCAAAAAAGCCCGCTGCCCATCCTTGGGGATGCTCGCGCGCAATTAGATTGCCAAACTTCGCGCCGCCTAAGTAATCAAGTCCGAATCGCATTATAACTCCTCAAATAAAGCGGCTTCTTTCTCGCGCCGTGTAACTAGCCCTTTTAACTGAACGCCTTGCGCTCTTGTCCATCTCTTCATCTGTACGGGCACTGCCTCGTAATGCATTTTGTTTAACTCGATTAAGAGCGTTGAATCCTCAAGAGCTGCCGCCCCTACGTTGTAGGTGAAGGATAAAAGCGCGTCATACTGATTCTGCGTAAGAGGTACTTTTACTAGTTTGTTGATAGCCTCTTCAAACTCCGCAACGTCCATCTTAAGTAGTTCTTCCGCTTGCTGCGGCGAAACGTGCTGACCTTTATAAACTCCCCTAGTGGTTCCATATCCTATGGTGAGCCTTTTACCTGGGCACGTATAAGGGATTGCCGAATATCCTTCAAAGCCCTTAATCAAAGTAAAAGCCCTCTCGCTCGCCCTCAATGCGTAACCCCGAAGATTTTCAGCACAATAGCCGCATTGGGTGCACCAGAAAGCAAAACCGCGATCACTAACCACATGATCTTATCCTCGATCTTCTTGATCGAACTGGTTAAACTTTTGATCGCATCCTTTAAGTCCTGCACGTGTATTTCATGCCCGTCTAGTCGCTCTTCCATGGATGATATCCTTTGAGCAATATCCATATTAAAGTCGTTTTGGTTATTCATTAAGCCGCCTCGTAAATCGTAATACCCGCAACATACCGTCCCGCACCGGCTGTGAAGCCTGTACCGTCGTACTTAGTAAATTGCAAAACTGTTGTGCTTGAATTCCTGACCACCGCTGCAAGCTCTGAGCCTGAGTCGATCATAAGCCCGCACCCGAATACGTTAGAAGAAGTGGCTGCGGTAACTGGTAGCGTAACCGTGATAGAAGTAGGTGTTCCCGTTGTGGTGCCGTGAATCTTAACTATGGCAATGACTAGCTTGCCGACCTGAATATATTTTGCATAGTCGATTGTTGTAGTTCCGATACTTCCCGATCCTGTCGCAATTGTTGGTGTCCAACTTGAAAAGGTGAGCCCGTAGGTTGAGGAGAATATCCCCTCTATTAAACTAGCCGCCGTGTTGAAGTTAGCCGATGCCGTTCGCAAACCGTCTGCGTATGCCATAAAATATCTATTTAAAAATTAAGTCGGGTCTCTAGGCGAATTGTTGAGTATTCGCACCGTGAGCTTTAGTTCTTGGACACCCTTGAAATTGTATTGAATCTCTCTAGCTTCTACTTGGCACTCGTAAGGCTCTGCTCTTGAAAGAGGAAAGCCGAGCAAGGGATCTGCCTCCGCGCCTTCGTAGTGCGCCATGCGCGGCAATTCCTGCGCCGTGGTGCCAAAGTAAGCGGGCAGATCTGGGTGTACAATCGTTCCCACATCGAGCATTGATACCGTTCTATAGTTCTGCAAGGGGACGATCACATCTGCATACACATGCGCGAAGCCGTATCTAGCTGCGATATATTCTGTCCAATGCTCGGCGCTTGTCTCGTCTGCAAGCATATCAAGCGAAGTATCTCCAAGAGAACGAGAGCCATACACCGTCTCACTTGCTGAGAAGTAGTAGGTGCCTAGTGGATTACTTCCGTTATAAAGCTGAACTAACTTTTCGTAATTAGCGCCGAAGCCTTGAGAGCGTTCTAGCTCTGTGTTTACGTTTAGAAGCGATCTCGCATACCTGGCGCGTATGTTGTTTACTACCGTCCTGGTGTCTCTTATCTCCCACGATTGGATTCTTCCGTCCTCACCTGAGATTGTAAAGGATGGTGTTAAGTTATTACCCCAACCATACACCCCAAGATATTTGCCCGATGTGGTAGAGTTAAGGGGCGCGATCCTGGCCGCGCCGGATCTGCATATAAGGGCTATTGCTTCGTCTGCCGTGGTGCGTCCGAGCGTATAGCCCGCTGTGGTGCGTGAATATCTGTGCGTAGTGCCGTTTATAGGCGAGTGCGTACCAGTCAGCGATGTAAAATCAAATACCCCCGCAACCCAAGAAGAGCCGTTCCAAGTGCGTTCTAATAGCTTAATTTGGTGCAAAGGGGAATCAAGCTGCGTCCCTGCTACTCCTGTGAGCGTTCCTGATCCGTCGTCTTTTAAGCCGTTTTGCTTTATGACGAATTCAATCTTAGCTAGATCGCAAACTGTACCGGCTAAACTCGTCTCTTGAGTAACTAGAAACGAGTCAAAACCTAGTCCCGTTGTATCGTTCCACCCCGTCGGCTGCGCTGTCATCTTAGCGCCAAAAAGCTGCATCTCCTGCACCTTCTCTGATGCTACATAAGTCCAAGTATCGCCGTTTGTGTCTGTGTTTCTGTAAACAAGCTCGCCGCTTATGGCGTTGCAAAGCTGCATGTTTACAGTATCGCCCGCGCCACCGTTTGCTGTTGCGTCTGATGTTTGATGAACGCTAAAGGCGTATGTTTTATAAGGGTTAAGTGGCGTAGCAACGTCGAAAGCCATATCGACATAAAAGTCGGGCGCTCCTCTTATAGAGGCTTGAACGTCGCTTTTTAATCTCTCGGCATACGCAATCTGCTTAATCGGTGTTTTTGTTAGTACGTCGCACTCGTAAAATCTATAGGCAAACTTTGTTCCCGTTCCTGCCGTCCACCCTGCGTTGCCAGTGCCATCAAATAGGGCTCTAGCCCCTGTCATTATGAAGTTATAAGGGCCGTTTAGAATAAAGCCATATTCAATGTCTGCGGGGAATAGCGTTGTCCATGCCGCATCTGTTTTGTCATATACCGCCGTCGATACTGTAAACGGGTTAGAATTTACCTCTACATACTCGCCAGAATGATCCTTTGCCCAATAGCTTTCTACTGTGCCATTGACAAACGTATCCTTGAACGTGCTCGCAGTTAGAAAGATCGCGGGGAATCCGTCGTCGTATTCTGATTCAATTAAGCATTGTGGCGTTACGGTCTGGGCGCTTCCAAATACTAACGGAAGGTATAGCCCGTTGATACTAGGCTTTAATACTGAATCGTATCCGTCAAACTCCCATTGATAGGCTACATCGTGCAAGGGAATTGGTGCACCTGATATGTAGAGCACTAACGATCCGCGCTTAGGATCGCAGCTAACACTAGTAATCGTACCTTTGAAATCTTGATTCTTATAGCTAGAAATCGCTGTACTTGTAGGAGTAAATGCCGAGTAAATAATGATCGGCTGCTCTGTAACTGAGTAGCGCTCTAGTAAGTCTGAGAACTTTCGTTCTGCTCCAAAGCTCTCTGGGGAATTATCAAGAGTAACTGTTCCCCGTATTTGCGTTGGTAGGTACTCCCCCATTGCAGAGGTGAGCCCGTTTATTTCCTGCAATATTGGAAAGTAGAATGTTCCAACATCTGAGCACTGGCGATTCGATACGTTGACTGTAGTAGTACTTCCGTCTGCCTTGCTTTTGAGCGTAATCGCTGCAGTGATATATGTATCGTTAAGGGCTAATGACATTAGATCAGCTCCTCAAAAGTACATTGCACCGTGTTAGTATTAACGCTCGTTGGCTGAATCACATGCGTCTTGATATGGCCGTGAAGCATCGTGAATCCGTCTAAGACGTAGTTCGCAGGATCATATAAAACTACTGGATTTATATCTTTGTTCTTCAGAACTAAACTTGAAAACGATGCTAACTTCGCATCTGTAATGCCTTGCCAGGTTAGCGTATAGCGCCACCTTGTAGCCCTAGCCGAAGGATCATAAACCGATCTGCCTCTTGTGTAGTCATATACAGGCTCACGCCCGAAATCGAACCAAGAGCCGAAGTAGGTTTTTCCTACTGGGTATTTACTTGCAGCACTCGCCCCAAGCTGTAACCACCAATATCTATAAGCTGTTGATGCTGAAAAGGAGTAAGCGTAATCCTCTGCGCCTGGACACAGAAGCGTATTCGTATCAAAAGCGGTATCAGATACGCTTGAAGCCGTTATCCACTTAGATGTTAAATATGCCTCCATGCTCTGACGGTCTGAAGTTCCTAGCGCTGTGTCGTGTACTACGATTTCACATATGCGCCCGTCAAAGGGCTGCAACACTGAGGTGCTCGACCACGCGCCTATGCCTAAAGTATCAAGGGTAGCTGTGCCTACATTCAAGGCGGCTGCGTTGATAATGTTCGCGCCGTCTATCCAAGCTGAGAACGTTGTGCCACTAAAAACCACCGTGAGTACGTGAGTGCTAGTGTCTGGCGTTCCGCCGTTAGTGCTGGCGCTCGCGCTTGCGTCGTCTCGTCTAAATGTTGCGTAATTGCTAGATGCGTTTGTGTAAATCTGATGTACAGGCGTTGTGCTTGAAGCCCTGCCCAAAACAAATAGGTTTTGCGTCCCTACGTTTGTAGTCTTTTTAAATACTGCGCTTAAGGTGAAAGCCTTATCACTCCCTGAGAACGGAGTCGCTGCCCCGTTTGCCGTCATGTATTCAGTAGAGGCAGAGGCAAAAAGTATGTGCGCGTTGCCGTTAGTGCCTGATGTTGGGGCCACCCAGGTAGGTTGGTTTCCTGCGCTGCCTTGGCTCGCGTTATTGCCTAAGCCCGATTGATCTGCCCATGCTGAGACTTTGTTGGAGCCGTCTTTAGTAATGCCCCTGGTCGCATCTAGCCAAAGTTTGCACCCTGTAATACTTGTAGGTGTAAAGCATGAAGCCGTCGAGCCTGTTAGCTTTACTTTGTTTCCGTAATACCTTTGTAGAACCTTAGCTCTTAATAGCGCTAAGTACTGCGCCGACTTCGTTGTTGCTGCGCCTAGATCGAATTGGATATAGGTATCATCTGCCGTGGTGCTTGCAAGCTCTGACCACGCGCCCCTACCCCCTGTAATTAGGTTTGTTCTTGGGTATGTAGTGCTCGCCGTATGGCTGCTCGTTATCGTGGAGGCGCTTGCAGGAATATCAGGGTATCCGATTAAAAAGTTCGTCACCCTTGAAGCTCCTCAAATACGACTGTTATGTTCGATAGGTTGCTGTAAATCTTGGGGGCTTCCATTACCTCCAGAATATCGGCGTGAACTAATGTTTTGCCGTCTAGTATCTGCGTCTCTGTTGGAGCGTAGAGAACTACCGGACAAGAATTCGCGTACCTAATAACTTTATTATAGAAATTCTGGATCGTTGCGTCGCTCTGTAGTGTCCAGGTAATAGTAAATACTTGCCCCTGCTCTTCTGTGCGTCCGAATGTTTTAACGCCTGATGATGAAACAAATTCCTTTGCGTCGCGCTCTAAGTACTTCCAACCAAAGTCTGGCGAGTCGTCGAAGTCTATAAACTTGCCTAAGAACAATTTACTGTGTCTGAAATCTATCGAAGAACCTGAAACGTAGGTAATGCGCCAATATCTAAAGGCGCTGGTTTCGGTTACGGTCTTTATGTAGTCCTCAGAACGTGGCCCGTAGAGCGTAGCAGAGGCGAACGATAGCTCCTCGGCTCTTGTCGTCCAAGCTGCATTATCTGGAGAGCTTGCAACCGTCACGGAGGTTACACCCGCCGCTTTTAATAGGTCGGCTCTGCATAGAATAAAGTGGTCTATCGTGCCTCCCTTAGTAGCGTAGGAGGGGCCGAGATCGAATACTACGGATCGACTTGTGGAGTTGCTATCGAAAGCAAAGTGTGACCACCTTTGCCCTGATGCTAGGTTATAAACCCCGCAAAAATCTAATACCGTACTAGAAGGCGTGATCGTTGTAGCGAAGAAAGGTATATCTGCGCGTGATATCTTGCAGTTAGTCATTAAACTCTACCCTGCCCCGCGCCGCCTATCTGCTCGGCTGTGACTGCTCCGGTATTAACTAGTTTCTGGGTATTGCCGTCCCAGTTTGTAGTCACGTTCAATTTGACGTTGGCTGCAATGTTCTTGCCGTCTAGTTCTGATAGCTTGTCGTATAGCTGTTGCGCATCCGCTGCTACCTTGGCAAAGCTAAATCCTTGCTGTCCGATCTCGCTCAGGGCTGGTAGTAGCTGCTCCGTGGTGGCCCCTGTGAGCTTGTCAATCGTGCTTATTCCTGCGTTTTCAAGAGCTACAAATAGCGTGTAAATCTCATCTGACGCTTCTGGCATCCTCTTTTGAAGCTCTGTGACTAAGCCACGGAAGTCACGTATCCCTAACTCCTTTGCTTCATATCCAACGTCTTTTAGTGCGTCAATCAAGGCGCGACCGCCTTTCGTCCCGGCTGCTTGAATATTCCTAAAGGCTGTATCGACCATGCCTAAGCCGTCGGGTATGCCGTTCTGGGATACCTGCTCGATACCATGAAGCGAAGTAAGGGCTTCATCAATTGAGAGCTTGCCATCCAAGAACGATTCTATTACCGCGCCCTTGAGATCTTCAAAGCTCTTGCCGGTGGATTCGACTAGTAACTGTAAGTTGTTTAGAGAGCCGCCGACGTTGTTGGCTAGAACATTTCCAATATTTACACCCAGATCGCCCGTGATGCCGAGCAAGCTCTCGAAGGCTGTGCCTATACCTTGAAACGATCCCTTTATCGTTTCCGGTAAGGTGTCAAACATGCCGCCAAGCTGGTTGCCATTAAATAGTAAGTCACTTACCTTCTTAAGCTCGCCGTCGATAATTAGCGCTAGGCTATTAGCCTCGAAAGCTTTTGCGAAAAATCCATCCGCTTTCTTTTTCATCGCGGTCCCCTCGGAGTCGCCTAGAAAGGCTCCAAGGCTTTTTGACATTCTATAGAGAAGTTCCCCATATCCAGGGATCGCCATATTTAGAAGTAGGCGTATCGCCTTCTCTGTATCTTTTGTAGTTTTACCGATATCAACAACGGGCTGTAAGATTGTGCCAAGAGCCGATCCCGCGCCTGGAGCGCCAAGAGCCGATCCTACTGCCTCGAAAAGTCCAGGCATTAATTGTTTGATCTCTTCTCTTCCGAAGTGCCCCGCCATTGAATCGGAGAACGCGCCCGCCGCCATACTGCCGAGATCTGTATATAGATTTGTTAGATCTATTGGATCTGGTGCTAATCTTTCCGCGCTGATGATCTTGGGGGCTTCTAGTAAAGATCCCGATCCTGCTTTAGATCCGACTGAGGAGGTTGTTTTGTTTGATCCTATTGTTCCGAGATCCACGATGCTAGCTAGCGAGTCTTTCGCTTTCTCTGCGCTAAAAGCTACACCTTCGAGATTATATGCCCAATCTTTTACAACCTGGCTAAATTGGCTCGGTGCGTCGCCGCCAATAAAAGAGGCAAGATCTCCAATGAGAAGTTTTAGCCCGCTTGACTCTTTGCTGCCCCATGATAACGGAGAAAGTAGCCATTTTTCGGTAAGGCTGGCGATCTGGGAAGTTAAGATGAAAATTTCCGAAGTAACTCGTGTGACTCCGGTGATGAATGGGCTGAAATCGGTGTCTTTAACTAGCTTAACGAGACTGGCTAGCGCTTTGTTTAGTTCTTCGTTCCCTGCTAGAGCCTCAGAAAACTTGTTCTTTGCATCTGTTAGGGCAGTATTAAATACCTTAATATTGTCGGCTGCGTCGTTTTGAATTCTAGCGCCCTTAGCGGCTGCGTCTGTCATCGCCTTAAGCTGCGCCGTTCTAAGCGCCTCGGCCTTCTCTAGCTCGGTGAGCTTGTCGGCTGTTTTGCCAATAGATAAAGCGTATTCTTTGAAGGCGGTATTATTATCAATTAAAATACCATGAGTCTTGAGGAATCTATCGTCGCCCTTCTGTAGCGATTGAAGAAGCCCGTCGAGCTCGTCCTTTGCATTACCGCCGACCTCTTCCGCGAATTGCCTTGCTGCTTGGGTGACTTTTACGATCTCATCTGGCTTTAATCCTGCCCTGAAGCCTTTGATTGCTTCGCTGGCGAGATCTACTTTAGAGATCGTGCCGCCCATTGCATCTTGTAACTGAGTAACAAGCACGTCGGACGAAGCACCGGCGGCCTCTGCCATCGATTTGAAAGAATCATTGATGTCGGCAATATCTGCGCCCGACGAGATAATATCTAGAAGCGCGCCGGGTATTGCTGTGAGCTTGGGTAGTAGAGCTTGGCCGATACCTTGGGCCATACCCATGAGGAGGTTGCCAAACAGATTAATACCACCGCCCGCCCTATCGCTCTGCTCGCCGACGACTTTGATCGCTTGTCCCGTCTTATCAAGAAGGGAAATAGCGCCCGTCGCATCGACTTTGATGCGGATATCGATATCGTCTGCCATTTTGATTAGTAGTTACGAAAGTTTGCGATCTTGCTTCTGTATTCTGCGATCACGTACATACGCAAAACAGTTTGAGCTTCTTCAACTAAGTGCGCGTTCTCCATTATTAGCTCGTTAATAAGGGAGTAAAGAAACGAGGTGTCGCTCTTTTCAAACTCCCCATTGCACATGCGCCCGCGAATCGAATCAAGAGCGTCTAAAACCTCTTCTTTGACTACGGTAGTTCTTTTTAGTTTTGCCATGTCCTGATCAGCTAAATCTTCAACAAGTTTCTTTGCGGCCTCGGCTAACGTTTTTTCCATGTTGTTTGCTGTATCTCAGGCTCTTTAGGTTTACATCTCGATTCAATAAAGATCGCTTCCATGCGAAGAAGGAGATCGTTGTCGTCATTTAGCCCAAGGCTTTCAAGCTCTCGAATCAGCATATCCGCTATCTTATTATGCTCGTAAATCTTACGGGCCATTACGTAGCGGGACACAAATTGATTGAGCTGAAAGTCTGATGCGACATCCTCGATCTCGCACCCTGCGGGCTTCCTGCACATTGGAGGTGTGCGATTCTCTGCGTATAACTTCACGCAGTTAATGCAATTGAGATTTGGAGAATCTATCAAGAGGTGTTGAAGCCTCTTGATAACTTTCTCCTTTAGGCTTTTTTTTCGGGCGTTTCTTCAACGTAGCCAAACGCTGAAAGGAATGCGTTGTTGATAGCTCTCTGATAAAGAAAGCCTAAGCGCATACCGTACTCTTTAAGATCGGCGACTCCTGCCTCAGAGCCGTCCTGCTTTTTAAGCCCTTCAACTTTGATTAGATACGAGAGTGTATGCTCAAAGCGGGCTTCTATCTTTTTAGATACGTCCTCGATCTTGTCGATGTCGGATTCTCTTAAGAGATAGTCGTTCGATTTTGGCTGTGCGAAGGTAAGGATTGCTGTGTCCTTACCGTTCGCAAGCTCGACTTTGAATTCAGTCTTAAGAATCATGCTTTGTTGACCTTGTGTTGGTTACTACTTTAACGGGATAATTCGAGAACATGCCGGTCGGATACGACGCTGATACAAGCACTTTGAAGGTTACAGTTACAGGGTTAATGCCCGCGCTGTTAAGTGCATATTGTGTATCAGAGATTATTTTGAGCCTTGGGAAGTACCAAACGATACTCTTATAAATCGCCCCACCGATAAGAGATCCGGTTACGGTGAATTTAGCCTTGTACTCAGTACCGGCCTGCATAGCCGTGAACCAAGTCATATCTGCCAATCTTGCAAGGGTGATCGTAACAGTGCCGGTAAGGGGCGGCGTTCCTGATGCTACTGGTTCGCCATTACCAAGAGAACCTTTGCACTCTCTGACAAACGTGTGCGGCTTATCAAGCTGAATATCAACGGAGGTTACAGATACGCGATCTGTAGGCGTTGCTAGTGCGCCGCCTGATTGAGTGTTGATAAGGAATTCATCGTCTGGTTGAATTACTACGCGCTCTGTGTCGCCCATAGTAGCGGATTCAAGAGTCGAGAACGTGTTTGTCTGTCCAGAGGTGAGCATTTTGTTGCCTACTAGCTCAAGAGTTTCTTTTGCGTAGTTAGGCGGGCTTTCATACTTCGCGCCGTACTTAACAACTGCGCATGAGGGAAACTCAAAAGATCCCGCTGCTACTGATTGGCCCTGCCATGCTGCGGTGATCCACTTGGTATTAAATGCCTCATTCATGTGAAGTGAGTGAGAGTATCCGCTTGAACCCATGTTCATAAGAGACTCTGCGCCGAAGAACTGCGAAGCGGCTGCAAGTGAGCCGTCATAGAACTGCTCAATCTTATTAATCTGAATAGTCGGGGATGTTGCCCCTCTCTGTGAATCGGAAGTCATTACGTCGCCCGATCCGATAGGTGAGGCGGTAAGCTCTTCAGCATTTTCCCCGAATGTTAAACTCTCAACTTGAACCTGATCGCCTGTGCCGATAGTGGTTGCAGTATTGAAAGTTGGTGCGATTTTGAGCCCGATAACTGTACGCGCTCCGGTAATTTCTGTGCCCATGTTGTGAATCCTTTAAATAAATCCGGTGTAGGTGATAGTTCCCACCCATGCCGAGGTAGATTGAATTTTTGTATCTGTGATGTCTGGCGGCCCTTCTTGAACACGCCAGTACGAAACTGTTGAATCCCAAGTGTCGCCGAGGGATGATTTAATAAGCGCAGTAAGCGTCTCGAAGAAGTCGCGCACTTCTAGCCATGCGTCGCCGCCTACGTCTTTTTGTCTGTAGTAATCGACTTTAACCGTGAAGCGCTCTTGTAATACGCTCGCGCCAATATAGGACTCTGATTTGGTAGTCGTTGCTACTATGCAGTTTATGTACTTATCGCCGGTGCTGTAGAATTTACCTAGCTCTGCGCTTGACTCTTGCGTTGGTTGTGAAAACTGAATTTTATCTGTGATGCCAAGAATTGTGTTGCTTTGCCAGATAGCGTCTAACCACACTGCTTCGATTGCGCTCGATGTAGTCGTCATCTAGTCATAATTATAGACGTGGGTTTTTCGACTATCAGATCTGGCGTTCCGTCTTTATCGGAGTCATACGAAACAGTTACGGAGATCGCTTTGTTGTAAAGCTTCTCCATATCAGTAGCGAACAAGTCGAAACGATCTCTCTCTTCTACTCTCTGCGTTCTTGCTGCGAACTCTAGCGTTTTGAAAGCAAGAGCGAGTTTGTATCTATAAACTTCTGAAACTTGTGCCCATTTATAACCGGATATTTCGAGATCTAGCTTTAGAATCTCAAGGGCTACGTTTATCTGAGAAGCGAGATCTTCGTCGCTGATATAGTCGGGAATGTCTGGATAGGCGTCTTTGATGAATCTAACATCCACGCCGTGGGTAGATCCTTGTGCTAAGACTCTCTCAAAATATACAGAATCAATGCGCGTCTGAACTGAGCCGGACGTTTCAAGGGTATACTTTACTGCGATCCAGTACTCTCTGCTCGGCGTTGCGCCCGATGGATCTGGATCAGCTACTGCATCAAACGAGACAAACTTACCCTCGCCTGATGTGGTCCAAGTTGATTTGGTTTGTAGCGGGCTTCCTGTACCGGCGATTACTTCAGATCTGCTCGGCTTTTCTGAGTAGATATACGCTGTCGGCGCTTCGCTTGATACTGTAACGGCTTTACCCGTCGCATCTATAGGGAAGAAGTAATACTTAAACGCCTTACCGAAAAGATAGCTCATTTCTCATCCCTCGATGCTCTCTCTGCGATCTGACTTGCTTTTCTTTGCGCTTGCTCAAATGTGGTATTTCTACCGTCTCGCATAGCTTGCTGGTGAATATCCCTAGCTACTAAGTCACGCGCTTGAAGGGCTCTTTCGTCCTTATTCATTAGGCGTTGTCTTTGCTCGGCTGATGTTTCTTCTTTTTGAACGAGTTTTTCTTTCACTATTTGGCCTCCTTGATTTTTTTCTCCATTGGAGATACGCCGAAATTGATCAAGGCGGGGTCTACGTTTCTACGTAGAACGGTATCTAAGAACTCCTTAACTGGCCCATGCTTAGGCTTAAGGTTTCCATACTCTACCGGCACATGTCCGAGTTTAATCCAGTGCATTACGTTCTCTGGCTTATTGTGGCACCCTCTTAGGTGAAGATAGGTGAAAGTCGGCCTTGACTCTCCTTTGATATCCTCTTTCGTTGAGAAAGTTTTCATCTTCTTGAACTTAACAAAAGGATACGAGGGGTCTTGCTGCACTATTTCTTCTTTCTCGGCCATGTTTATTTTTCCTAAAATAAAAAGGGTGGCCCAAATTAATGAGCCACCCTTTCATTGTTTAACTAACTACTAATTACGTGTCAGAACGCAATTCACATGCTGCGGTATCATTGTAAAGTGCAAGATCGTAGAACATCCACGAAAGCACTACATCTGATATACCAGGAACCTGTGACGCTACGCCGTTTCCAGTGAAGTACACGCGGGTTTCTGCTGCACCGCCTACACCACAACAGAAAGCATAGAGAGGGTTGAAAATAACCTGTTGATTATCGCCGCCCGTGGTTGAGAACCCGGTAGACTGATAAATATCAACACCAAGGAAGTTGCCCTTGTAGTTATTTGCTGCTGGTACGCCACTCAGGAAAGGAAGGCTGTAAGCGTTCGAGTAAATCGAAGCTCCTGAGCTAGCTACTAGCTTTTCAAGCTCTGACGCCCCCTTAAAGTCAATCAAGGCTACCTGTGGTCCAGGTGGCACAAGGGAGTTGTAGATCTTGAACTTTCCACCAAGTAGGCAATCAGTGTCCATCGTACCAGTTGCAGTAGATACGTTGGTTACTGAGTCAACAAGTGAAAGGAAGTCTGCGTCAAAGAAGCGTCCAAGAGCGCGCCCGTGCTCGTCTGCGAAACGTGCGGGGGTTGCTGCTCCTGCGCCGAATCTCTGCGCTTCCGCAGATATTGGGCTAGATACTGCAATCTTTGCAGCGGTTACTGTCACGGAAGTATCGGTGATATCTGAATTCGAATCAGAGGGAATGTATACTGCACCCTCTGCGACTGATTCAGCGACTACCGATCCTGACTTTCTGAATTTGATCACGTTTGTATCAGTAGGAAAAGTTTCTGTTACGCAGAAATTCATACATACTGAGGTAGCTTTAAACGCAGGGGAAATCCCTGCGCTGATTGCGTTGCCGACTATAACTAGATCGGCTACGTCTGTTCGTCCATCTGCTGGTAAGGCCATAAAAATCTCCTGAAAATAAAAAAGACGCTCAATGGCGTCTTACAAATGTCTATATATAAAATTGTTAGCTGATAGTTCCTTGAAGAATACCCTTCTGAATAAGCTCCTTCACTAACTGGGTAATTCTGTGATTTGCGTTTCCTGCGCTTGCATCATTACCGGCTGCGAATCTGTTACCGGAAGATAGTGATGTCGCCGTCCACTGCCAATCAGATACGCCTTGTCCTACTGCGCTTAGTGCGTATCCTGTCAAAGATAAGGCTTTGACTCCTATTGTTTCGTCAAGTTTCATAAAATTTTATCCTAATCGAATAGGGGTTTTTAAAATTTGGTTAAGTTGTTCTGGTGGCATAGCCGCCATTGCGGCCTTCCCCTTGTCTGCAAACTTTGCAAGATCGTTGAGGCTCTTTATTCCGTTCATAGCAGGAATAGCCTTGTCGCCTGGTGATTTATTACCAGGAACCGCCGTTGATTTTGCGGCTGTTGGATACTTCTGTACTAGCGTCTCTAGGTACTCAGTATGATCCATGATGTTTCTAGGATCTTTTAGACTAGTGCGAGGTTTGCCGGATGCGTCTTTAATGACGATCTTACCGTCTACCCACTCGCAATCTCTGTTGATAATGGGCTCTAAAAGCTCTAAGGATTCAGAGGGGAAAAGCTCCCCTGCGTCCTTCATTACCACATTAGTTACTCGTAGCCGCCTAAGCTCTTCTGCTTGTGTGGTAGTAGTTTTCTGTAGCTCTTCAAACTTCTGAGCGTATCGCTTCTCAAACTCTGCTTCTTTGTCTTTAAGAAGCTTCTCTAGATCTTCTGGGCTTTTGGTAGCGGCGTTTTTTCGTAGGAGATCGTAGTCCTCCTTCATTGCCTTGTAGCCGTCGGGATCGATCCCTGCGAATCTCTTTTCGAAATCCGTAGCTTTTGCCATCCAGGTTTGCACCTGTGATTTTACTTTATCAAGTTCTTCGACTGGTACCATCTTGGGGGTGTTGTCACCGTCTGCCATTTATCGCCTCTGTTATTTTGCGTTCTATTTTGTCGTACTGCTCTTTGCTAAGATCGAAGAATTTTCTTAACTTTTGATTGCCGCGCACCTTGTCGGCTTGTGCGCCGTTAACGTAAATCTTGCCGAGAAATCCCCCGGCTATTTTAGTTACCTTCACCTTGAGGCTTCGAAGCATCGTACCCCGTAGTGTTAAGTTTGGGGTTATTGCGGGGGCGGCCTTTGTTCCCCCGTATGCTCGGTAGGAGTCTTTGACCTTGTTTTTTCTGCGCTTACCTTTAACGCCCTCTGTCTTAAAGAACTTCTTGAAAGCGTAATACTTTGAGTATTTAACAAACGGTTTATTGTCTACATCGAGCCCGGATTGTGTACGGGCGATTATCTCGGCCCTGGCGTTGGTAAGCTCTTGCTCTAGAACCTTGCCTATACCATCTGAGAGCTTTGTGCGTATCGCTTTAATCTTTTCTGATGCGCCGCTAGTATCCACTGAAAAGCTACTGGCCATTGTATCCTAGCTCTAAAGCCTTCTCTTTCGTGATAGGGCTCCACTGGTGGCGGCAATTATAGCCACCGCCGTATGTAAGAACATCTAACCCCGTCTCGTTGTCCATTGCTTTGATATCGTCAATCGTGTAAATCGCTGGCGACTTATCGAGAAGGTGCCTACAAAATGGGCGGGTAATTTTATCCGTTGGTCCTTGGTAGATAAACAGTTCAATACCTAAATCTTCCGCTTTCTTTGCCGTAACGGCACGATCAAAAGCGGCAAGCGAGGTGTTAAGCTCTGTATCTAAAACGCCCTCTAAAGAGTTTCCAAACTTATCGTGAATATCCCCGAACTTGGGATTCTCGCCCGATAGTACGCTCTGCATTACTACTGATTTTACGTTATCAACGTATCTGTTGATATTCGTCGCCGTCTTATCCGTGTCGAAAGTTATCAAGCTCCCGATCACTTGCTTATCGGTGTCTGAAAAGATTTGCCCTTTAAAACCGATCTCGTTAAACGTCTCTCTAACCTGGCGTAGCTCTGTGGCGTATATCGCCTGTAGCTTTGCAAGCTCTTTGGTAAGCCCTAACTGCTTTAAGGATGTTTGAAGAGAGCCTAGAACCTGGGCTGCTTCCGATCCTGATATACTGCCCGTCTCAATGTCGCCTAGTATGTTGTCTAGGTTACGAAAAAGAAACTTATCAAGCCCCCTTATAAAGAGCGCGATATCTTTCTCGCGAGCGCGTATGCGCGTTGTACTATCCACCTAAAGCACCATTTATCATGGTAGCTTGCTGCTCTTTAAGTATCTGCTCTGAGCTTTTTAGGGGCGTTGCCTTTAGTGCTGCGAGTGCCTCATCTCTCTTTTCAGTAGGGAGATCTAGCTTTTCAATAACCTTCTCAAACACACCCTCTTGAACAATCGGCTGTTGATTGATCTCATCTCTAAAGGCGTTTACTACCTTAATGAACATATCAAAATCTTCTTGCTTAACTTCCTTGCATAGCTCTAGTCCTGGGATAAAGCCCTTCTTGCCTTGAAACGTAGCCCAATGGGTAAGAGACTGATTTACTAGGGCTTCGATATCATCAAGCGATGACTCCACCATTGCATAGGTGTTATCTTTATCTTCTTGCTGCGTGTCTGCGCTCTGTACGCC